TCAGCCAGTCGCCTAGTAGTTTCTACAACTTTCTCTGTTTCAACGCCAAACGCTTGCAATCGTTTAGCGGAATCAATTAGCTCGGTGCTGGTGAATGGCGTTACAGCACCAAGCTGCTGCAGCTCTTTGATAATCTGTCCGGCTTTTTCTGCACTGCCAGTTAGTACCTCAAGACTGCGGGTTTGGCTTTCTAATTCAGCCGTCTTGGCAAATACAAACTTGAATGCTTGCAGCGCCCCAAAAGCAACCGCAAGCTTGCCGGCGGCGGCGGCAACACCATTGAACGCCTTTTCTGTCGCGCCTGCCTGCGCCTGCACTTCACGCAGTTTGCTGACAGCATTGCGGCTGTCAACGTTAATCGCGACATTAGCGACGACAGACACAGCGCTACCCTACCGCCTTTGCTTCATTCTACGCTCTTGCTCCTCGTTTTGAAGCTCAAAGTAGCTGCTCCAAATCAACAGCTCCTCTAGCGTCACTTCTTGATTGAGCTTAGCCAAGCTATAACCAAGTTCCTTTGCAACGCCAAGTTGCAGCAGCAGCAGGTTGTCTTTACTTAACTCCTTCTTTAATGCTTTTCATGTCCAGTTGCTCTGCATCTTCTGGATTGGTGATGATTGCAAGCATCATACCTTGCAGATCAGCGTCTAGCACTTCTTCCTTAAGTTCGGCAATTTCGCCAGCTGCAAACAAGCGCTTGCCGGTGTCGTCCATTGCCTTGGTAACCAGCAAGTTCAATGCAAAGCCGTTGGTATTGCTGCCACCAGGCATGTTCTCTGCGCGCTCGCGTTCGGCCATGGTCAATGGCGCGGAGTAAAACTCAAACACACTGCCATCGGTTAGCGTTACAACCCGCTTGGTTGGCGTCAGGTTGGCTGCTTTTTTGAGGCGTGCAAGCGCGGATGCCATAAAAATTGGTGAGTTAGGTGTACTCTAAGCACAAAAAAGCCCCAGCGCAAGCCGGGGCCATTTTGCTATCAGGCACTGGTGCTGAAATCAAACGTTGGCACGCCAGCTGGACGGAAGGTAATCTCCACCTGCTGGGCATCGTCAGGGTTGACATTCAGGCTGGCTGAGATCAGCACTGCATCCATGGCAATACTGCGGCTTAGCGCCTCAGTCCCCTGCTTGTCGGTGTACAGCTTGAATGCGCAGCCCACCTGCTGACGCTGCAGCACGTCTTCCACCATGCGGTTAGACAGGGCGGCATCTTCGTTGGTCACGTAGACGGTAGCAGTGCCATTGCCATCGGCAAAACCAGGGATGTAAGCGCGGAAGGGTGCGTACTGCCCAGCGGTCTGGCCGATGGTTGTGACATCGATCTCGCTACGGCTGATCTCAAAAGACCAAGACTGCACTTGCCCAACGGCAGCAAAATCGGCGTAGTACACCTCAAATTCGTTGGGTGCTACTGCTGTCCCGTCGTCGGTGATGGCCAAGATGGTACCACCAGCAGCAGTAGAAACTGTCAGCGCGCCAGTAGCAGCTGTGTAGGACAGCACGTAGTAGGTGGTAGCTGCATCAATGGGAGCCGGCAGCGTGCCAGAGCCGGAGCCGCCTGTCTGGCTGTTGATGACGCGGAACTTGACAGGATCACCGGCCTTGAAGTTCAGGTACGGCTGAACGGTGATGACATCAGTGCTGGCATTGACGCCGGATTCGGGAAAGTTGCCGTTAGTACCGGCAGGTTTGTAGTAAAGGGCGCCGGACGTACCGGACAGAACAGTAACAGCCATGTTGTGAACGGTAGTGGCTGCGCTCAGTCTAAATAGGCTTCAAATGTTGCGGTTAGCTGCGTTTGGTAGTAAGGCTGCGGCGCAGCAGGCGTTACCTGCGCTGGACCAGATATTGGGTCAAAAATAATGCTGCTAAATTTGGCGCGATCAAACAAATCTTTAACGCGCTCGGCAATGGTGAAGTTAGCGGCAGTGCCTACGCCGATAGGGGTAAAAATGTTGACGGTTAGCACGCCATTGTGCCGGTTAAAACCTGCGCTACCAGTCGGCAGCAGCGTGGCATAAGCGTTGTCGCCAAAGCGGATAAATGCCTGCAACCACGGTGCATTATTTGGCGGCGTAAATGGCACGTTCTGGTAACTCACCGGATATGCCGGTGCAATTGCCATCTGCGTAGCAATGCGCCCTTCAATGGCAGCACGGACATCATTGATGGTACTGCTCATGATTCCCTGCCGATGCGATCTGCCGCAATTCTGACTCGGCCTTGCACGTCCTTGGCAATGCCTTGAATCCAGCCGGCTTGCCCACCAAGTGCTCCGCTGGTTTGCCTGCTACTGCCATTGGCTAGCGACTCCGCATATGGCAGGTTGTTGTGGACTGAGTAAACGTTGCCAACTGTTTCTTGGCTGTAACCAATGCGCGCTAATGGTGGTGCGCTGCCGTAGCTGCCAGGTGCTGCAACGCCTCCCGGTGCTGCATTCTCGCCTACCTGCCAGCTAGCACGAAAGCGGCCGGTATCGACGGGGCTGGCTTGCTTGAGCAGGCTGTCAGTTTCCAGCACCGATGCACGCAGCAACTTCTCCATTTGCCGCTCTGCATAATCACCAATATCGCCAACCCGTATGGTGCGTGCCATCAGTCCCTCAGGATTAGCTCGTAGGTGATGGGCGTGTTGTCCTGCTCAATAGTCCGCACCTCAATCACCTGCAGCGCACGGCCCGCAATGATGACGCGATCAGCGGTAGTTGGTGCGTTGGGCAAATCAGCTGCGGCAACCATTAACCGCTTGTCGCCAGCTTGAATGAGGTCGTTCACCTCACGCAGGCTGACATCTTCCAGTACGCCACGCACTGTGGTATCTGCAGTGGTTTCAGCAGCAGTGCCAGTTGTTGGGTTGTAGCTGCCCATCGTGACGCGGCGGATGGTTGCCTCACCGCCAAACCGCGCCATTAGCTTGCTGGCAACCTTGCGTAGCGGGTTAGCTAAAGACATCAGGCCACCTGCACTGCAGTCAGGATAATGCCAGGGATAGATGGATGCGCCGGCCCCGATGGCGACGATGGCAATGATTGGATGCTAGCGGCTACATTTGTGGTAGACCAAATTAACTCTAGATAGTCGTTAGCGGCAAGTTTTAAGACGTAATTGACGCAGCCAATGACGTGACCATCAACGCCGCCATGGCTAGAAATAATACTGAATTTGCTATCTGACGCAGGTACATCACCACTGGTGCCGCTGTCATTCTTGCGTAGCCAGATGTTGATGTCGTGAATCGATGTGCTGGTATTTACAAATTGGACCGAATAAATGATGCTGTAAACACCACTGCGGGAAAACGTAACGCGCGAACCGTTGGCAATGCTGATGCCTTGGCTGTCTGGATCTGTTGAGCCAATGGCAACTGAGTATGCCGTATTGGCTGCTGCGGCAATTTGCTGTGTTGTGTCATAAAACGACCCCCACAGCAATTGATTGCGGACGGTATCAAGCTGACTGGTAAACGGATTTAACTTAAATGCCACAAGTCAACTCCGCACAACGGTCAGCATGTTGTTGTTGGTGTCGTAGGTCATTGTTAAAACAGCAACGACTTTGCCGCTAGTGCCGCCGCGCTTGTACGTTGCAGTCAGCAAATTGTTGCTGGCATCGTAAGTGTTAACAATGCAGTCATGCGTTGGGATGTCAAGCCCCTGCCTAGGGAATGCATCGCCGCCGCCAGGAAGAACGTATGCCATCACACTTTGTAAGCAACGACTTTGCCGGAGGCAAGAGTAACACTGGTAAACACACCAGAGACCGAATCGCCCGCCTTGAGCGGCACTGATGCAAACGTATTGCCAGTTTGGTTCTCGATCACAGCGCTGGCGATTACTGCATCAGCCACAGCGTAGATCTGCCAGAAGCGGCCGGTATGTGCAGCAGTATCGTCGATGTACTCAAAGCCGATGCTGTAAGACCGATCCATGGTCAGCTCCGTTTGATCGCAACGTTACCCGGTCCACTGATTCTAAGCCCTGTCAAATAGCGCTCCATGATCGGCGGTACCTTGTCTACGCCGACAGCGCCATAGCCAAGGTTAGGCGTCACATCCAGACTGCCGATTTTGACGTTTTTGTAGTCTTCCAGCCCGCTAAGGCCAAGGCCGTCTGGGTTGTTGTTAAGGTAAACGGCCAGCACCACCTGCGCGCGTTTAATTTGATCTGGGATTTCGTTGTCGGCAAAGTAGTCGGTGGTAATGCGAAACGGAAATCCCACCGCGTAGGTATTGATATAGGTATCGGGCTTGCGAACACCAGTTCGCGGCCATTGCATTGACTGGGTATCAGTAGAGCGAGCACCAAGAAAGCGTTCACGATCTAATCTTTGCGCAGCGGAATACAGCGCACGGTTTTTGTTATCCGTGGTTGCGGCAGCCCATGCCGTTGCATCAGCATCTAGCACCATGCCATCAATGATGGACTGCGCATCAGCCAATGTCAGGTATGAGTTTGCGTCTGCCGCGTTTGGCGTTGCGATGATCGTGATTGCCATCGTCAGGCTCCGTTACATCTAGTGTAGGCATTGGCTCTGCAATAGAAAATGAGGCCACCTCCAAAGAGGCAGCCTCACGATCACGCAGTCGCCGGAAAGCGAACAATCCCATTAGACGCGCTTGAGCAGCACGGTCAGGATCACGCCAGCCAAGGCGGTGGTGGTGCCTGTCACGTCAAGTGCCAACCGGTTGCCGGCATCCAGCACTAGGTTGCCATTGGTGGCGGTCAGGGCAGGAGCCTGCTCGGTCAGGGCAGTGCCCTTGAGGTCGAGTTTGGTATCGCCGAGGAGGTCATCACCGGCGGTAGCAGCTTCAGTGCCTTGGCAGCGACGGATGGTACCGGTAACGGCGCTACCATCGGTGCCAGCAACTGTGTGGATCTCACGCACTGCCACCACTTCGCACTTCACCGGAGCGGTGAAGAACTGCACGTCAGCCACCGAGGAGGCAATGACGTGAGTAGCAATGATGTACTGCTCAGTGCTGACTTCAAACTGGGAAGGTTGAGCCATGGTTGGTTACCTCAGAAGTTAGAAGTGACGGTGCCACGGACGATACCAAGGTTCTTGGTTTCGTACACCTTAGTCCAGTTGCCAACGGTGGCAAGCTGAGCTTGGGTTGGGTTGGGGGTCGTGACGGCCCACTTAGCGCCCACAGGGTGGTAGCAGTAGTGCAGGTCGATGGACATGGCATCGCTCTTGGCGAGGATGTCACGGTCAGTTTCGGTCTGCATCGCCATTTGCTCACCGCTGGCGATAGCGCCTTGGGTGAAGAAATAGACGGGGTAGTTGGTGCTGGTAGGCGCCAGGTCGTCAGAGACGATCACGCGCAGACCCATGTAGGTAGGCACGGAGTTGTCGCCACCGTAGGCACCAGCGATGCTGCCTGCAAACACAGGAGCAATGCCGGTGGTAGCCACAGTGCCGCCACCGCGTGCTTCGGTGTTGGTCACGTAGTCAATGGCCTTACGCTCTACGAGGTCGTAGTAGACCGCAGAGTGCATGGCAACAGCAGTCAGCTTGTCGCCTTGATCACCCAGCAGCGCACGAGCCTTAGCCACCTGACGGGGACCAAGTGCGGTCATGCCGCTCAGGTCAAACGACAGCGGAGCAAAAGCAGCGCCGGAGTTGGAGGTAAGACCGCCAAACACGCCTTCCAGCACCTTGATCAGGTCTTTCTGGCGCTGGTTGGCCACATAGGAAGCAACCTTGGCGCCGATGGCAGCCATGGGGTCAGCGCCAGCAGCGAGGGCCGCAAGGTCACGGGCCTCAAAGGCGCGGCCACGGTGCAGGATCACGCCCACTTGCTTGTCAGCGGTGATCTTGCCAGGCGTCAGCGAGGTGCTGTCAGTCAGCACTTCAAAATCGCCAGACAGGTTGGCCTTCCAGAAGGGGACGTTGATGTAGTCACCACCCTCGGTAGCGTTCAGCTCAGCCATGGGCTGCACCACACCGGATGCCAGGAAGGCATCACGCAGGGTGGTTTGCTCAATGACGTAAGGCGTGAAAATCTCGGGGATGATGACATCAGAGCGAAGAGTCGCCATGATGAAACCTCAGGGGAATGGTTGATTGCGGGCGCAGCCCTTGGATGCCCAGCGCAGCCGGTTGCAAATATATTAACGTCCTGCTGCAGCTTTCAATCGGTTGTACATATCACGGTCGGTACGGAACAGACGTGATTGCTCGGTCAGATTGAATGCTTCAGGCAGGAACGGGTTTTTGATGCCCAAGGTGGCGTCACCATTGCTGCGGCCAGATGGTGCGCCGCTGCCTTGGGGCTTGGGTTGCTTTTGCATCCAAGCCGGCAGCGTCTTGGCCCATTCGCTGACGGGCGTGCGCTGGTAGCCATCAACGACGACAACTGTGCCATCAGGATCGCGCTCAATCTGATCGCTACTCAGCTTGGTTTTAAGCACCATGTCTGGATCATGCACGATATCCGCCAATGCGGTCACGGCTGGTGTGACCAGCTCCAGCTCACGCACACGGGACTCAAGCTCTGCGATGCGCTGGTCCTTTTGCGCCGTCGCCTCACGGTACTGCTGCTCCAAAGCTTGCCTTGCCTCGGAGTATTTTCCTTGTTGCTCAAGTTCGGCTTGTTCGGCTTTGCGCTTGAAATCAAGCAGCTCGTCGATGTTGACGCCATCGGGTAGCTTCGGTGATTTCTTTGCTGACCGCAACTCGGCAATCAACTCTTGATTCTTGCGTTCCAGTGCTTCAACGCTACGTTGCAGCGCTTCAGTGTCACCAGTTGCCGCAGGCTCCTGGATCTGGTTTTCGTCGGACATGCGTATCCCGCAGGGATAGAGTGCGCTCCTACTTTACGCCTTTGCGCTTGCG